TAGGGGCTAGCTATTCAGAGATTAGTCGAATCAATACTGTAATTGATGCAGTTAAAAGTGGCTACACATTGACTAGACTGTTTGAAAGAATGCCGAATATCTCAGCAAATCGTATCAACCAAACATTCATCTCAATGAAGAAGACGGCTGAGAAGAAAATTACAGATAACCAAGACTATTATTTCTATTCAGTATGGAGACTTGAAAAGCATATTGAACGATTATTGTCAGATGAAAATAAACCAAAATCTAAAATAGTTGCTGGAAAGATTTACTTCTTCATTACTAATAACAACTTAAATGCAGATGGTGAATTTGCGGATGGATTGTTTGTATCATTCCTTTTACGTAATATTGTATCTGCACATAACGATAAGTACGGTATCCGTGATGAACTTATCTTAAATCTAAACCGTTTTGCTAGAGAAGTTTAATAATACACTACTGTTGCCCTTGTGGGTGACAGTAGTGTTTTTTTTTTGAACATTTTATTGTTTCTCGTGAAAGGAGATTATGATTATGAAATTACCATTCTTAAAGAGAGTTGAAGATGCTATTCGTTTTGATGGTGAACATTTGGAGATTTATATTCCAAAGACTTACTTTGCTAAAGGTATTGCGGAATACTTCGGTGATAGAGTAAAAACTATTGGCATGTTCGATTTCTTATATTTCCCAGATGGGAAAGGTGCTATTGCCAAAGGTGAACTACATACATTTAAATTACCAATGAATATTAGTTTTGAGTTTGATAACTATTATGATACTTCTGTTAAGCTTAAACCAGAAATGCCTAAAGAAGACTACACTGTATATGAATTATCTAGAGGTCAATTATTCATGGATAGTGTCATTAAAGAGTTATCAGCAGAAAACAGTAAAAAGTTTATTGGTCTATTACATGGTGGTAATTTACCTCCTACATTAAAGTATACAGATATCATTAAGCTTTATCATGAAAGTATTGGAATCAATAAGGTAAAACTTAATAATCCATCTGTAATCTTTGAAATGATTATTGCAGAACTTTATCGTTCTAAAGAAAAACCAGAATTGCCATTCCGTATGGTAATTGGTAAAGACGGATTCTCTGGTTCAGAATTTGACTATACTGCAATCGATGTTAAAAAACTTCCGTCTATCAACTCTACATTCAATGCCATGACATTCGAAGATATTGACCAAGCAATCATTAGTTCTATTAAAAAGACTCGTAATAATGAAACTGAGAACGAATCTCCTATTGAGAAGATTATAAAGTACTAGCTACGAGTAAACATTTAATTAATGGTTTTCACTAATTAATAGAAAAAGGAGAGATAAACCTTGGCTCTTGATAATAATTCTACTATTTCAGCAGGAAGCAGTTTAAAATATCTTTTTCCTCACGTTTCTAGTACGATTAATGCTAACGAATCAACTTATCAAGAAGGAAGTGGTTCACAGAAACTTTTGGTAGCCTATACTTCTGATAAAGGTGAAGACAACGTTATTCAGCATTTCACTAATGACGATGAGTTTATTGCTAAAACTGGTAATCCGAACCTTAAATTGCACGGACAAGCGGCTTATAATGTCGTTAACTGGTTACAATCTGGCGGTGAGGTCTATGGACTTCGTGTAATGCCTGATGATGCTGGTTATGCACATGCCTTTTTAAACATTCTTACTAAAATTGAAAGTAAGAATGTTCTTGATAAAGACGGAAAGCTTGCAACAATGCCTAACGTTATTCTAAAACCAGCTATTGCTTACACAAATGTAAATAACACAAGTGTTGATTTACTTGCTTACGAACTTTCAAAAGACCGTAGCAATGAAATCACAATTGACGGATTTGAAAACCATATGTTATTCACTGTGTTCCCAACAGGACGTGGTTCTAGCTATAACAACTTAGGATTCCGTTTATCATTAAATGCTACATTTGATGACACATACGACTTCCGTGTATATAATTTAGAAGTAATCAAATTCGACGAATTCGATACTGCTAATATCGTAGAAGGTCCATTCTATGTTTCATTATCTCCAGATGCTTTGTCATCTAATAATGAAAGTATGTTCATTGAGGACGTAGTTAACAAATATTCAACTAACCTTCGTATGATTTTCAACGAAGAAGCATTTGCTCGTTTAGCTTATAAAATTAACCCACATGTAAACCCAATGAAGTTAGACCTACTTTCTGGTATCTCTCGTGTATCTGGTGATGAAATCGATGGTTTCTATTCAACAGTAACTCAAAAATTCGAAGATACTCATATCACTTTACAACGATATGATGCGGCTGGTAGTCCTCTAACTGACTCTGAAGGTAACACATTGCTTAATATTGTTGATACTTCAAACTTAATTGAGCAATCAATTCTTATTGCTGATAATACTTATCGCCAAAAGATTTACCAACGTTACCAACAACAAATTGAAGATATGAAGGAAATCTTTAACGGATTCTCTAATAATAACTTCCCAACACTAGTGGAGAAACTTTTAGTAACAGAGGACGGTATTACGCAAACAGGTGGAGAGTTAACTGCTATGTCACTTAACCTTGTCACTTATAAGCAAAATATTGAAAACCTTGTAAATGTATTCAACACTAGCTTATTAGATTCTGACTTCAACCGAATTGTTAATGAAAACATCTTAGTTGAACAAGCTGTTAACCAAACATTAGGAATGATTTCTAAGTTAGTAGCTTACAACAAGTCAATTGAGTCTAATTCATCTATCCTTGATGTTGAAGAACTTTTAAATGCTACTTATAATAAGTTGAACTTAAAAGAAATCATTGACATCAAAGCAGTATCTAAGAAAGATGACGCTAACAACTTGTCTAACACTATTGTTGGACTTAAAGCTTCTGGTGATGCAAACGCTCAAGTAGAAGCATTAGTAGAAATCTTAACAGATACTAAAGCACTTATTGATTACTTGTCTCTAGTTGTTACTGAAAACGATTTATCCACTACACAGTTAAACGTTATCGTTGACACTTATAACTTTGTAATTGACCGTTTCAATGCATTGCACGACCCATTCTTATCAGATAAAGCTATTCAAGACTTATTGGTAATTATCTTCCAAGAACTTGACGCATTAGTTGCTAGCATCTATATGCAAATTAGCTTAGTAATCGTTAACCTTGATTTAATTATCATTGATGACATTATTTCTGATAAAATTGCTGATTTAATCTCTCGTTTAACTGCTATCACTTATGTAAACACTCGTTTATATGAAGAAAAAGTAGTTACAACTGAAGGTCGAAACATCTTAATGGCTTCTGTACGCTCTAACATTGAAAACACTTCTGCTATTACAGCAGTAATGAAATCAATTGTGTACACAACTCAATTACAAGACTTCAACTCACCTGTTCGTTTCCTTAACGGTAATGATGGTAGTTTATCAGTAGATAATGAAAAATTACGCTACAAAACTATGACTCAATTACTAGCTAAAGCTTATACAGGTTTAATTGATGAGTCTATTACAGACCGTAAACAAACTCCTTACCAATATATCCTTGATGCTAACTATCCAATTGATGTTAAAAACTCAATCGTTACGTTAACTCGTGATATTCGTAAAGACGTATTCTACTATGCTGATACAGGCTTTAAGTCTAGTCAACAATCTACAGTAGAATGGAGAACTTCTGAATTCAGTGCTATGACACAATTCATGGGTATCTACGGTCAAGACTTCGTTGTATACGACATGTTCAATGGTCGTGATATCCGAGTTACAGCTACATACTTTATCTCTAAGATGTTACCATCTCATGCTGATACGTATGGTATGCAATATCCAATGGCTGGTAATACTCGTGGTATTGTTGATGGATTCAAAGCTATCAGCTTCATTCCAAACAATGCTTATAAAGACCAATTCTACCGTAAGCAAATCAACTATGTTGAATCTGACCCTAAACGTACTCGTTTCGGTAGCCAGTTAACTGCTAGTACTAAAAATACTCCGTTATCGAACATCAATAACGTGTTAACTGCTTTAGATATCAAACGTAATGTTGAAGATATGGCAGAAGACTATCAATTCGAGTTCGAGGATGACGAAACAATTCGTACATTCGAATACAATCTTAACACTTACCTTGAATCTTATATCACTAGTCGTAGCGTAGCAGAAATCTCGGCTTCAGTTTATGCATCAGACTACGATAAGCAACAAGGTATCCTACGTGTGTTAATTTCAGTGAAATTTCACGGTGTTATTGAACGTATCGTAATCT